GTGCTGCAAGAAGACAGCAGCAAAATTGTTTTGGAGCAATCATAATGGCCGACCAGAAAATTAGCGCAATGCCAGCAGCCGCAACGCTGACGGGCGCAGAGCTTGTGCCGTTAGTGCAAAGTGGCGCGAATGTGCAAGCAACCATCGGTGATTTGCGGGCGTTTGGCGCAGCTTATGGCGGCTTTAGCAGTACACTAGATCAGACGGGAAGCACCACCGCTGGCACGGCCATGACTTGCAACACTACGGATATTGCCGATGGCATTACTCTGGTTAGCAATAGCCGTTTTACGGTGCCCAATGACGGCATTTATAACTTTCAGTTCAGCGCCCAGTTCAAGAATGTCGCTAACGAGCAGCACATTGTCACGATTTGGATAAAGGTCAACGGTTCGGATCTTGCCAACTCATCGACGCAAGTTACGGTGCCAGCGCGTAAGAATGCAGGCATCTTTGGTTTTGCGGTAGCCGCCTGGAATTTTTACTTAGATTTGAACGCCACTAACTATGTGCAGTTGTTTTGGCTGCCTGAATCAACGGATGTAACGCTTGAGGCACTGCCATCAAGTGTGACGCCTGCGTACCCGGCCATCCCTTCGTTGATTGTTACCATGGGGCAGGTAGCTTAAATGCCTGCCAAGTCCAAGGCTCAGTTCCGGCTTATGAAAGCGGCGGAGTACAATCCGAAGTTCGCTAAGAAGGTCGGCATTCGGCCTGACGTGGCCGCCGAATTCACTGAATCTAATGTGAAGGGGAAAAAGTATGCTCGACTCCCTGAAAAAATGGCTAAAGGCGGCGAGCCGAACCTTTCGATTGGCCGTGGTGAGAAACTTCCGGCGTCTCAAGGCGCGGGTTTTACGGCGAAAGGCCGCGCCAAGTACAACCGAGCCACCGGCTCAAACCTGAAGGCTCCTCAGCCCGAGGGCGGCCCACGGCGCGATTCGTTTTGTGCCCGGATGGGTCCCGTAGCACGCAAGTCTGAGCGCGGGTCGCGTGCTCGGGCCTCAATGAAGCGCTGGAACTGCCCAGGGTGGTGAAGATATGGCATACTCAGACACTTACGGTCAGGTTTACAACGTCCAGACGCTAATCGATCATGCCGCTCGCCGGTGTGGTAAGTTGGCCGAAGAGCTCACCAGCGAGCAACTGCTCACCGCGAGGGAAGCGCTCGGGTTTGTGTTGACCAATCTGATCAACATCGGTATCCAGTATTGGGCTGTGAAGAAAGAAGTCATCGGCCTGACACCTGACAAGTACATTTACACCTTGCCCGTTGGGGCTAACGACGTGCTCAACGCGCTATATCGCACTATGAACCGCCCCACGGGTAGCTATAGCACCTCGGCGGGCGGAACGGTCAGCAACGTAGCCGATAATGACGTTGACACCTACTGCCAGCAGAGCTCCGCAAATGGTAACATTACGGTCGACTTTGGCACGGATAACCCCGTTTATGCGGGATCTATTGGCGTGCTGCCCTATGTTTCTGGTGGTGGAAGTGCCACTTGGACATTCACCCTCAAGTATTCAACTGATGGGTCGACTTGGAACACGCTTGAAAATGTCGGAACCACGGCAGTAACCGACAATCAATGGTTGTGGTATGATATTGACCCCGGTCAGACGGTTCGTTACTACCGAATTGAGGCCTCGGGCGGCACAACGCTAGCGTTGCGTGAGTGGTATGTGGGTAATAATAGTCGTGAAATCACGATGTCGCGTCTGAACCGTGACGATTACACCAACCTGCCTAACAAAAACTTCACGGCTAACCAACCTTATCAGTTCTGGTTCAACCGCACCATTCCGCAACCTGAAATTTACCTCTGGCCGACGCCTTCGGACCCGTTTGTGCAGATGACCGTGTGGTATTCGAAGCAGATCATGGACGTGGGGCAGTTGACCGATGACCTTCAGATACCTCAGAGGTGGTATATGGCTACGCTCGCAATGTTAAGCCACCAGTTGTCGCTCGAACTGCCTACGGTTCCTCTCGACCGCGTTCAGTACCTCGAAACGCAAGCCGAAAAGTACTTGAATATGGCCGAGCAGGAAGAACGCGACCGCTCGCCCATTTACTTCGCGCCGAACATCAGCGTTTACACCGCCTGAAATGTCTATTTTTCTTGACACCACTGGATATTCATCGTTAGCGATTGCGATCTGCGACCGCTGCCGGATGAAACGTCCATATTCGGTGATGATGAACGACCCGAACTTTGCGGGTTTGAGGGTTTGCAATGAAGGTTGTGCGGATCAGAAAGACCCGTACCGCCTGCCAGCGCGGCAAACCGAGCGTATCAATTTGCGTTTTGCTCGGCCTGATGTGTCCGTAGCGGCTATTCAAAACAACATTGTAACCAACAATCAACAAAGCGTTATACTATCAACCGAAGGCAATACCCAGACGCCGGAGAACAATGGGAATCTTGACGGAATAGCGATTTCACCATAATGGCTAATCAGACTATCACGCAGTTGCCCACCGCGAATGCGCTCACCGGCACCGAGCTTGTACCCGTTGTGCAGGACGGCGGTACAGTTAAAACCACCGTAGCGGATATTGCTGCAACGCCAGTCACCAACTATAGCTTTGTCACGGCAACCAGTGAAGGTTCGCTGAGCCAGTCACGCCAACTGACAATATCAGGCAACGGCTTAACGCTCACTGATAACGGCGCTGGCTCAACCCTCGTTCTAAGCCTCTCAGGAGCCGCTGCAAGCCTCGTAGCCGCCGGGACGGGTATTCAGGTCAAGACCAGCGCAACAACGCTCACAGGCCGCTCTATCGCGGCTGGAACGGCAGGTTTGAGCGTTGCTGATGGCGACGGCATTGCAGCCAACCCGACAATCTCGCTTTCAGGCATTGTGCTGAACCTGGCGCAGTCCTCTGGCGTTGGTTTGCTAACCCGCACAAATGGCAACAGCATTGGGATTGTGACGCTGCAAGGCACGGCCAACGAAATCGATGTGGCCAATGGTACGGGCAACGGCTCAGACCCCACGGTGGGACTTGCTGATAACCCGGTGGTGCCAGGGCTTGAAGGCATCGTATTGCCATCAGGTACTACGGGTGATCGCCCTGGCTCACCAACAAACGGAACCTTGCGCTACAACTCGCAAACAGGCACGTTTGAAGGCTATGCAAACAGCGCCTGGGGCGCGATTACAACCGGCACGGGTGTTACGTCAATCACTGCAGGCACGGGCCTTACAGGCGGCACGATCACCTCGACAGGCACCATTGCGATCGACAACACGGTTGTTGCCACGCTGACCGATGCACAAACGCTGACCAACAAAACCATCAGCGGTGCAAGCAATACGCTCACCAACATCAGCAATGCCAGCCTTACGAATAGCTCGGTAACTTACAACGGCGTGACAGTAGCCCTGGGTGCTTCGGGCACGATTACCGCGGCCAACCCCAATGCGCTGACGGTTGGCACAGGCTTGCAGCTTGACTCGGGCACAACGTATGACGGCTCGGCTGCCAGGACCATTTCGCTGACCAACACGTCGATTACGATTGGATCAACGGCCATTGCTCTGGGAGGCTCAAGTCTCACCCTGGCAGGGCTGACATCGGTAACCGTTACGCAAGATCCCACAACCGCCTATCAACTGGCCACAAAGCAGTACGTTGATGGCTTAGCATCAACCGGACTGGTTTACCACCAACCCGTCCAGGCTGCGACGACGCAATCTTTAGCTGCACAAACGGGTGGCTCGGTAACTTATAACAACGGCGCTTCAGGCGTTGGCGCAACCTTAACGCTTGGCGTAGCACTGACAACGCTTGACAACTACAGCCTTGTTAATGGCGATCGCATCCTTGTTAAGAACGAATCAAACCAAGCCCATAACGGTATTTACACCTGGGCTACGGGCGGCACGGTCCTTACGCGCGCAACTGATGCTAACAGCTATGGCACAGGCACCAATCAGCTAAGTGAGAACGATTACTTCTTCGTTCAGAATGGCACCGTAAACAAAGGCACATCGTACGTTCTCACGACATCAGGCACGATTACCTTCGGCACCACGGCCATCACTTTTGCTGAGTTCAGCACGTCCCAG